AATTTTTTATAAAATAATACCATATACGTTATAAATTACAATAATATTTTATTTAGATTTTAAATAAATGAACAAAGAACAAGAAAAAAATAAAAAATCAGTTCTTGTAACGGGCGGTTCTGGGTTTATTGCATCACATTTAGTTGATCGCTTAATTAAAACTGGATATTTTGTTGTTAATATTGATAAATTAGATTATTGTTCATATGACAATACTAAAAATATTAATAATTGTTATAAATTTATTCATGGTAATATTTCAAATAAAGAACTGATTTCATTTATTTTAAATGAGTATTCAATTGAAAGTGTTTTTCATTTAGCAGCACAAACACATGTTGATAATTCATTTTATAATTCAATTCAATTTACTTATGATAATATTGTCGGCACACATAATTTATTAGAATGTGTTAGAGAATATAATCAACAACAAAAAGACAAAAGTGACAAAAGTGACAAAAGTGACAAAAACAGTGAAAATTGTCACAAATTAGTTACAAGATTTGTTCATATGTCTACAGATGAAGTATATGGTGAAGTAAAGTCAGGTGAACCAGAATGTACCGAAAATAGTTTACTAAAACCAACTAATCCTTACTCTGCAACAAAAGCAAGTGCTGAACTATTAGCAAGTTCATATTATCATTCATTTAAATTACCTATTGTAGTCATTCGTTGTAATAATGTATTTGGTCCACGACAATATCCTGAAAAGGTAATACCTGCATTTATATATAATTTGCTAAACGGTGATAAGTGTTATATTCATGGAGAAGGAAAAACTGAAAGACATTTTATTTATGTTGAAAATGTTATTGATGCTATTTTGACTATTTATGATAAAGGAAATGTAAATGAAATATACAATATTGCAAATACTGAGTGTTATAAAGTAATTGATTTAGCAAAATTATTAATTAAAAAATTACATAATAGTGACAAATTTGATGACTATATTGAATACATTCCAGATAGAAATTTTAATGATTTTAGATATTTAATCAATAGTGAAAAATTAGAAAAATTAGGATGGAGTCCAAAAATTAATTTTGAAGAAGGAATTAAAAGAACTATTCAAAGTTTTAAAAATCTACAAAAAAAATAAAAATGAAAGTTTGTAACATTGGAATGGGTTCTAAATTATTAGTTATTGTCTTTTTAGTATTATTAATTGTATTATGTTCGTTTGGTTTAATGGACACTGGTAAATATTCATGTGATAATGGTATATTTATTGATAATGATAATATAAAATCATTAATGACTGATTCTAGCAATAATACTAAAAATTTTCAAAATTTAACTACGTGTGTACATAATAAATCTGGTAAAGATACTAAACATCCATTAAAAGGAGTATCAGAATGTTTTAATAAATATGGTTATGGAGAATGTATTGAAGGACATACATCAGAAATAATTTTAATCATAATTATTTCATTATCAGGTATTTTCCTACTATTTAAACTATTTTGCATGTTTCAGAAAAAAGGTCCAATGGCAATGATGTAAATTAATTTTGGGTAATTTGGGTAATTTGGGTAATTTGGGTAATTTGTGTTAAAAAATAAATAATTATTAAATATATTAAATTATAAATGTTAGAATTTTATGAGTTCAATACATTGAATATTATAGTTGTGTTAGTTAGTACATTTATAATTTATTATATTATGTCAAATTATTTGGGGAATAAAAGTAAAGAAAAAAAAAATAAAAGTAGTCAATTTAGTTTAGAATATTTAATAATTTCTGTAATTATTTCAGTTTGTATTAGTTTAATTGTTGCATATGTAATGTCTAGTGGAGATGAAAGTGTACTTACAGATAATTTTTGGGATCCAATTAAAGAACCACAATCTGCAGAATAATAAATAATGAATTATGAATAATAAAAATTTTTCGTTATATATTACACAAAGAAAATAATTTAATAATTTAAGGACTTTAAAGTCATCATGAGTCTTCAAATTAGTAAATTTAATCCTAAACAAATTGAAGAAAGACGCGTTAATGGTGCTGGACCTGCTACATGTGTATTTATAGGTAAACGCGGTACAGGAAAAAGTACTTTAGTAGCAGATATATTATATCATTGTAAAAAAATTCCTATGGGTGTTGCAATTTCAGCAACTGAGGATGGTAATGCATTTTATTCTTCACATATTCCTGATATATTTATTCATAGTGAATATAAACCAGATGTTATACAACAAATTATAACACGTCAAAAAAAAGCAATTGCAAAAAATCCTGGTAAAAAAGACTCTACAAATGATGCGTTTGTGTTATTAGATGATTGTATGTATGATAAAAGAATGATAAAAGATCCTAATATTCGTGGTATATTTATGAATGGTCGTCATTGGAGAATTACTTTTATGTTAACTATGCAATATTGTATGGACCTTCCACCAGATTTACGTACAAATATAGATTTTGTTTTTATTCTTCGTGAAAATATTATACAAAATCAAGATAAATTATATAAAAATTTCTTTGGAATATTTCCACATGTTGATACTTTTAGAGAAGTTATGAATTCATGCACCGAGGGGTTTGATTGTCTCGTTTTAGATAATACTTCAAGAAGTAATAAGATAAGTGATTGCATATATTGGTATCGTGCAAAACCTAATAGAAAATTTAAAATTGGATCAAAAGAATTATGGAATTATCATAAAAATAATTATAATGAAAAACATGCAACTCAAGAAGAAGAATTGGACGTTAATAAAACAAAAAAGAAACCAGGAATAGCAGTTAAAAAAGTTAAAAAATTAAAAACTGTAGCAGTAAAAAAATAAAAAAAAAATGTATATATATATATATTATAATGGTTGGAGGAGCAGCAAGTAGATTGCTAATAGACGTTTATAGATACATTAATACAAGATTTAATGCATTATATAATCCAGTTGGGTTTAAAGCAGGAATGATTTATTCCGGAAATAAAGTAACTGTGGAAATTTTAGATCCTTATACATATAAGGATGATATTAATAGTATTTTAAATTTTTCTAGTTTTACATATAATTCTGGATTTCCTGTATTAGTTGAAAAAGAATATTTAATTTTATTTAGGTTAACTAATAAAGGAAACATTTATTATGGATTAGCAACAACAGTGGGTATATCAGCACTTACAGAAACAGCAGGTTTCATTCTTGTAAATGATAATGGAAATGGAATAGTTAGTTCATTTGAACAGGCAGACATAGGTGGCAATGGACACGCAGTTGGTGGTGGAATTATGTCACAAAATAAAGAAAAAATACGTATTTTACTTTTAATAAATGATAATAATAATAACAGTGCACTTTCTATAGATACATTAAGAAGAGTAATTTAAGGCCAAGTCTTTTGTCTTTTTACTTTAGGTAAATTGTCTATATAATATATAGTACAACACCATAGTGTCATAATAGAATATTCTTCTACATTTAATTTATTATTATATAATTGTTGCAGTTCTGATATTTTTTGAAGTTCCCTATCGCTAGGTGGTTCTAATAAGTAACAAGAATAAATAGTATTTAATAAGTTATCTGAGTTAGAGACATTTAATTCTTTTAAAATGTAAATTACATTGTTTATATCTTTGATTTGTTTTAATTTATTTCTAATTTTTTTCAATTTATTTAATTTATAGTAAGTATAATAGTAACTTTTATAATTTTCACATTTTTGATTAATTTTATTTAAATAATATTTTATAAACATTATTATAGAGTACAATAATTTATTATGAAAAATATTAGAAACAATATTAGAAATAATTTTGGAAACAAATTTGGAAACGAATTTAATCAATTACCAATAGAATTACAAAAAGAAATAATACTACAAAATACTAGTTATTACCAACAAATAGTAGCAGATTTATTAATTGAAATAAACTCTTTACAAATAAAATATGTACAAAAAGTTAGAGAATTACAATTTATACAAAGTCCATATGGAGAAATGGCACATTTAATTAATGTATATGAAAATAAACCAAGAAGATATAGTTATGCACAAATAGAAAATGCCTATATACAATTAAATAACTATTATAAACCTTTAGTATTAAAATATAAAAATGAAATTAAAAAATTAAAAACTAGTATACAAAAAAAAAATGATGAACTAAATAAAAATAAAAAACAATATTATTATTTTTATAATTTATTAAAAAAAAATAGTACTATATAATAATATGGTTGCAACATTAAAAGAAGCATTTGGTAATATTAATACTAATTGTAAAAGTTGTTCTTCTCGTCAAAATGTTGTTGATTGGGATGCGTGGATAAATGATCAAAGTATTGGACCAACCAAAGATAAGTGTAATAAGTCAATTTTTTTTTCTGAAAAGTATGGATCATATCAAAACGGTTATATAAATAATAATAATCAGTGTACACCTGGAATCTATGACGATTGTTTAATGGGAACTGTTGATAGCAGTTGTCGAGAAGCAAATCAAGGTGGTTCACTAGAAAAACCATTATGTATTGGTAATCCTGTAGGTAATTTCCAAGATGATAATGATAATAATTTATGTAATGTTCCTAATAATCCTAAATCCAATTATTATTTTACTCAAACTGCTCCAAATAAATATAATAGATGTAATTTTTGGTATGAACCTAGTAATTTATGGAAAGTTGGTGATGAATGTCAATTTAATAAACCAAGTAATAATCCACCTCCAAGTGCTTCTTGTAGTTCTGCACTTAAAACAATGTGTCAAAAAAATAATTGTTGTAATTAATATTTTAAACAATTTAAAGAATACAAAGAATTTTGATAATAATGGTACATGCAAAAATAGAAAAATTACAAAAAATTCCTCAACATGAACAACGTAGTCCAGAATGGTTTGCTCAAAGATACACAAAGTTAACATCTAGTGATGCTGCTACTGTTCTTGGAACAAATCCATATTCTAAACCACATGAACTTCTTTTTAAAAAATGCGGTTATGATCCAAAACCTTTTACAAGTAATGTAGCAACTTTACATGGGCAAAAATATGAAGACACTGCAATAGAATTATATTGTAGAATTACTGGAAAATTTAATTATAATTTTGGTTGTATTTGTTATACAGACGTTCATAAAGAGTTTAATAATTATGATTCGCGGTACGATTTTTTAGCAGGAAGTCCAGATGGTATAGTAGAATCATTATATAATCCCAATGAAGAACCAATTTTATTAGAAGTAAAATGTCCATATAGAAGACCAATTAAAGATGGATATATTCCAGAATATTATTATCCACAAGTACAACTTAATTTATTTATTTGTGATCTAAGTATTGCTGATTTCATTGAATTTTGTCCTAAAACTAATAAGTTAAATATTGTTCGTATTGCAAAAGACCTAAACTGGATAAATAAATATGTACCAATATTAATAAATTTTTGGAATCAGGTAGAACACTATCGCAAAATAGGAATAGAACACCATGATGAATATATTAAAAAGAAACAAAGAGAATTAGAAAGAGATAAGAAAAAGACGCAAAAAGAAAAATTACAGGAAAGCAAAAAACAAAAAATAACAAACTTATTTGAAAAAATAGAAGAATTAGAAGAATTACAAAAAAGACCTAAAAAATGTATAATAATTGATGAATAAAAAAAAATATAAAATATAATATATAATATATAATGGTAGCAACTTTAATAGAAGCATTTGGAAATAATTTTAATGATAATGAGAAATGTAATAATTGTGATAGTAGAAAATATAGAGTAAAATCCTGTACTGCTTTAAATAACAATCAAAGTTTATGTGATAATGCATTAGCACAAGATCCAAATTTAGGAACATCACAAAATTGTAAATATAATAGTGGATTTTGTTCGAACGAACTTTCCTGTTATCCGGGAATGTCAGGTAATATTAGTCCTAATTGTAAATTACTATCGAGAGGAGGATATTTAAAAAACCCTATATGTACTGGACGTAAATTGAATACTACGAAAGATAGATATTATTGTTTAAACCCTCCTCTAACACAAAATTATATACGTAGTATTAATCCTATTCAAAACTATTATTGTGATGAAAATAATCAAAATTGTAAATTTTGTGAATGGATTGATGGAGATAATCAGTCAACAACACAAATTGACTGTGAACCAAAACCAAAATAAAAAATTCAATATAGTAAGTTAAATTTGCAAAAAATAAAATATTTAAAGACTCTAACGATTTAATAATCATAATGGGAATTCGAGGTCTCAATACATTTATTAAAAAAGTATGCCCAGAATGTATAACCACAAATAAAATAAGTAAATATAGTGGAAAAGTATTTGGAATAGATGCAAGTATATTACTTTACAAATATAGACATATTTCAAATATAGATGAATCATGCGTGAACTCTCACATTATTGGATTTTTAAATAGAATTAAGTACTATCTTAACAATAAAATTACTCCGGTTTTTATTTTTGACGGAGTACCTCCAGAACAGAAAAAAATTACATTGAAAAAAAGACAGTCAATCAAAAGAAAAATTTATGAAAAAATAGAAATACTACAAGATTTAAGTCCTGATAATGAATCAGAACAAAGAGAAATTGATAAAGAAATTAGCAATTTATCACGTCAAATTATTAATGTAACAAAAACACATGTTACAGAAGTTAAAGCATTACTAGATATTTTAGGGATTAATTACTATGATGCACCTGATGAGGCAGAAAAGTACTGTGTATTTTTACAAAAGAATAAAATAATTGATTATATTGTTACAGATGATACAGATGTATTTACATTTGGTGGAGTAAATGTTCTAAAAAGTTCTATTAAAAACGATTTAATTGAAACTGATATTGAGCAATTTTTACAAAAAATCGGATATACAAGATTAAAATTTATAGAGTTTTGTATATTATCTGGATGTGACTATTTATCATATGTTCCAAATTTAGCAATAAACACTGTATATACATTATTTAAAAAATTAGATAATATTGAAGACATTATGAAGTTAAACAAATATGCATTTCCAGAAGAATATAGTAATGCAGAAGAACTTAAAAATATACGTTTAATATTTTCAACCTTTGAATATGAAACTCCAAAACGTTTAGAACACAAAGTAATTAACAAAATAGAATTTAAAAATTATTTAGAAAGAATGAATATTAAAAATCCAACAAAATTAATCGATAAATTTTAAATTAATTAATGAAAAATTAAATAAAAATTGTAAAAAAACTTTTTTAAAAATTAAAATTAATTTTATTAAAAAAAAATAAATTAATTTTTTTTTTCTTTTGTATATATTATAATAAAATGGTTGATAGCTTAGCAATGTTCTTCGGTGCGAAAAAACGCAAAGTTAAACGTTCACCTGCGCGTAAAGTAAAAAAATCGCACGGCACTATTGTAGTTAAAGGTCGTGAACGCAAACTATTCAAAGGTTCCAATGGTGGTCTATACTACAAAACCAAATCTGGTCGCACATACGTTGATGCTAAATTTGTTCGCAAACACTCGCCAAGACGTGCGCGTTCCTCTCCTAAACGCCGCCGTTCCTCTCCTAAACGCCGCCGTTCCTCTCCTAAACGCCGCCGTTCCTCTCCTAAACGCCGCCGTTCCTCGCCCAAACGCCGCCGTGCGTCTCCCATGCGTCGCACCAGATGGGGTTACGGTCTAGGTCAGCCATCGCTAATTGACATGATGGGTCCTGCTGGTCTAACTGTTATGCCAATTCATCACCGTCAGCACAACATTGGTGGTGATCCTGCCACCTGGTCGCCATACCCTGTCAAAAAAATGTAAATTAGTTTAAACTAAAAACTAATTAGATAAAAAAATAAAATACTCTAATTTTCTTGCAATTAAGAAATATATAGTATTTTATTAAACATCTTGTAATGGAATTTATTGCCCTTTTTTATATTTTATTACATTTATTACATTTTTTATTTATTCTGTACAATCATTTGATTCTTGTTTTTTACTAACTTCAATACTCATGAAGTCTTCAATTTGAATATTTTCACTAATATTGAATAATGTTCTTTCAATTGTACGTAGACTATTTGGATGTGTTTTATCAGTTCTAACTAAAATAGGACTAAAGTTATTTTTATCTTTATCAAATGTACATTCTACTATACACTCATTCTTATAATTATCTAACTGTTTTGATTTTTCAATAAATTCTTTTCCTTGTTCAGTTTTTACATGAATATTTGCAAAAATATTGAGATTTCCAAGATGAAATACATATGCTTCTAACCCAATGTCTGATTCTTTTAGTAAAAAATCAAATGTATGTTTATTTTGAGGTTTCCATTTTAACATAGAATATTGAGTACCTGAAATAACCGGAAGATTTTCAGGCATAAAAATAATACCATCATTATTTTGCGATTTATTATAAACATTTTCGATAAAATCAGCAAATTCTTCAAATGGATAAAATTCTTTTACTGTGATATTAAGTGTACTAGTATTATTATCAAAATTTACAAATGACTGCACACAACATTTTGTATCATTTAAACGTGTTGAATGACTTAGTTTATTAATTTTATTACCGCACAGAATGAGTGCATCATGAACAACAAAATCCCACTTTTTATTATTTGAGTCATAAATAATTTCACCATCTAAAAGTGTACCGTTATACAGTGTATCTTCTGCTTCAATTGAAATATTATAGAAATTAAGTGCTCTATTTACAATAATACATTGATTTTTATTATTTTTATCTTTGATAAAATACATTAAGAATCTAACACCATCAAGTTTAAGACTTATGTAATATTTATACTGTTTTAGTTTAGCAAAATCTTTTTTCTCAATTGATACTGGTTGTGGCGCTGGGAATGTTAAATCATGTCCTTTTACTGAATAATTAAAATTAATACTTTTTGTTAAATAATTAATGAATTGTTTATTTTTTATGGGTGCTCCCATAGGAGAATTCTTAACATTTAAAATAATACTTTCTAAATCCATGTTGTATAATATATAATGTGTAAAAACTTTAAGTATCTTTAAAATTTGTTAAAAGTATTTAAGGTTTTATTTTAATTAAGTTTATATGCACTAATGCAAAAAAATGAAATAAAAGTTCAATATATAAAACAAGAAATAGAAACAGAACAAGAAACAGAACAAGAAACAGAACAAGAAACAGAACAAGAAACAGAACAAGAACATTACAAAATAACAGGTAAAACACTTTTATTATTAGAATCTTTAATGGAATATTACTCAAAAAATATTCATATTTTAACTAGTATCATAACGCAAAAAAACACATTATCACTGAGAATATTAGATTGGTTGGTTACAAATTATGCAAAAAAATACAATGTAGTTTACACAATTAGAAAAAATAATACAAATAGTAATTTTAATATATATTTAGACTATAAAAATCAATTAAAAGCATATTCAAAAAAATATTTTGATCCTTTTTGTAGAAGAGAGAGAATACTAATTGATATTCAAGATTTAAGTTGGAAGATAATTAATAATGGAAATAAACAAAAAACAAATGAAAACCAGTTAATAACAACAGTGGGTCAGTTAAATTTTTTTAAATGGTTTATAGAAAATAATGTTCTTAACTATGCAATTGAAAATATAGAACATATAGATGAAGACATGATTGAAACATTAAATAACAGCAAAAAACAAACAAAAAGAAAAGAATTATCAAAAAGTGCTTCTAGGTGTATATGTTTTTATGATTCAAAAATAGTAGTAAACTTTGGATAATTATGGACAATTCAGGACAATTCAGGACAATTTTGAATATTTTTTACTTTTTAAAAAGATATTTAAGGACTACGCAAATATACATTTATTAATGAATAATTTAACTAAATGGTTAAAAATCACAAATCAGTATAATACTGATAATGATGATCAAAAACCTAGTCATTTATTATTAAATGGATATAAATTATATGTAAAAGATGAAAATTTAGAAATTTTTAATAAAAAATATGCTGAAGTAATATCTCAAAACGAAAAATTATATGTAGTAGAATGTAGAAAAAACATATTCAAATTATTTTTTGATTTAGATTTTTTACTATCAGATGAAAAATATGAAATTATTAAAACTAAAATTGAGAATAATGAAGAAAATATATTTATTGAGTTTATAAAAATAATTAATGATGTGATATATGACTTTTTTGAGACATACTATGATTGTATAGTAACCACTGCAGATGATAAAAAAGTAAAGAAAATTTGTAAAGATAAAGATAATCCAGAAAAAGTAGATAGTAAAGAATTAATTAAAAAGGGGTTTCATTTACATTTTCCAGATATTAATACAAATAAAAATATTGCATTAGAAATTCGAAAAACTTGTATTCAAAGATTAAATAAATACAAAAATTTATTTGAAAATACAGTAAGTGATATTTTAGATGAACATGTATTTACAAGTAGTGGATTAAGATTAACAGGTTCAAGAAAAGGTCATTTTATATCACAAACTAAAGAATTTGTAGATGAAGGAAGACCTTACAATTTATTATATACATTAAGTTCAAATGAACCAAATTTAGAAATGTTAGAAGAATATAAAAAGGATTATATTTTATTAGTTAATAAAACTAGTATAATCACAACAGATGATTATATTACAAATATTAAGAATAATCCAAATTTAGAATGCGATGATTGTGAAGAAGAAACAAATGATAATGATGATATTAATAATTTAAATAATAGTTCTTGGAAAAGATTAAGTAAAGATGATATCAGACACATTGAAATTTTAAGATTTTTTAATATTTATGTAAAAGACTATACCATTAAAGATATTAAAAGAGTTTTTTATTCTGAAAATGAAAGTG